CTAAAAAACATATTTCTAAAGCTAAAGCTACACACTCAAACAAAGCCAAAATAGTTAGAGAACACTACAGTAAAGAATTAATGAACGAAGGTGTTGGTGAAATGTGGGACAAACTTATGAAATGGATGGGTCACAGATGGGACCAAAAGAAAGCGGAACAAGCTTGGAACCAAGTTTATGTTAAAAATGCTGAGAAAATGTCAAAAGCCTATGCAAATGGTGATGTTCAAGACTTCAAAAATGCTGTTATGAAGTTTATGAAAGCTGAAGCTGGATTACCTATCCTTGATGGAAGAGGTAAAAATGCTGAATGGAATGATGAAGAAAAAGAATTCAAACGTTTAAGTAGTAAACTTGGTGGGCCAGGTGGAAACGTTATGGGATAATCAAATATTAATATACATAAAAAAACCCTAACATTATTGTTAGGGTTTTTTGTTTTATTACTTTTTAATTGTTTTTTGTAAAGGCTTAATAACTTCATCGATAATTCCGTAAGCTAAAGCATCATCCGCTGATAACCATAAATCACGTGAAGCATCTTCCGCAACTTGTTCACGGGTTTTACCACAATACCCACCTAATAATTCAAAAAGAATTTGGTTGGTTTTCTCCCATTCTTTCATTGTGATACGGGCATCTTGGATATTACCCATAGCTCCACCACTTGATTGGTGTAACATTGTTTTTGAGAATCTTAAAGAACTTCTCATACCTTTTGTTCCAGCTCCCAATAGAACCGAACCCATTGATGCCGCCATACCAGTATTAATGGTGGCGATTGGGGCTTTGACGTATTCCATTACATCAACAATACTCAAACCTGACTTCACAGACCCACCAGGTGAGTCTATATGCATCGTAATAGTTTTCTTAGGGTCTTGTTGGTCTAAGAATAAAAGTTGTGCCTGTACAACTGTAGACATTCTATCATTTACTGGACCAGCAACCCATAGGATTCTATCCATCATCAATCTAGAAAAGATGTCAATTTGTGTCGCTCTCATTTCCCTTTCTTCCAATACATAAGGTGTCATACTACCTTGGATTGTTACAGGGACCTCTGACATAAAATTTTGGTAAGCGTGTAATGTGTTAGAACCAATACCTTGGTCTTTAATCGCAAATTTTTCGAATTCGTTTAACATGTTTATATAAATTTTGTTTAAACAATGATATTTATAATAAAATTAGCAGTCAATCTGCAGAAATTAAAATAGAGCATATTTATAATAAAAAGATAACAACTTAAACAAAAAGACACTACTATGGCAGATTTACTAATGAGGATGCCGGTTCCTTACGAACCAAAAAAGCAGAACCGATTTATACTTAGATTCCCATCCCCTCTTGGAATTCAAGAGTGGTTTGTGAAAACAGCATCAAGACCTAAAATTTCTCAAGAGGAAACAGAAATTCAATTTCTTAATACTTCTACATGGGTAATTGGTCGTTTTACCTGGGATACTATTGACGTTACATTCCGTGACCCAATTGGTCCTTCAGCGGCACAAGCAATTATGGAGTGGGTTCGTCTTCACTCTGAATCAGTAACAGGTCGTCAAGGTTATGCAGCTGGTTATAAGAAAGACATTGAATTAGAATTATTAGACCCAACAGGTGTTGTAATCGAAAAATGGATCCTTCAAGGTACAATGTTAACAAACGTTGACTTTGGTTCATTAGACTATTCAACTTCTGATATCGCTGAAATTACTGGTACGCTCAGATTTGACCGTGCTATCCACGTATTCTAATATTAAAATATAGAATTTATAATAAAAAACTCCATCTAATCGTGGAGTTTTTTTATGCCCTTTTTGATATTTATAAAGAAAGGTGGATGAAAAATTTAATTCGTAAAATATTAAAAGAAGAGTATGGTAGAGACTATAGAATAGAATCTCTATATGACGTTATTAAAGATGAATTATTAAACATACCAAGTGGGTTTATAACTAATCCAAGGTATACCCCCGAAAAAATTCAAAAACTTTTTGGAACGGCTAATCCTACCATTATTGATGATTTTAAAATGATGATGTCAGGTCCAATAGGTGGGGTTGAAAATTTTATGTTACCACACACTAAACATGAGTTAGGCCACACTAGGGGATTAGTATTGACCCCCGAAGGTAAAGTAGACGTTCAAGGTCCTCACGGTATGTTGGCTATGGCTATTGTACCGAAACTTAAAGAAATGGGTATAATAGGTGGGTTAAATACAGAAAATGAAGTAAGGGTTTTAGATAAAATAGCCACTTTATTTTATAACGATATTAAACCCCAACTTAGTAATGACTCAGATATGTTCGGAAGAAATCTATCTGATATAGAAAACCCCGACTAATATGAAAAACCTAATTCGTAAAATACTAAAGGAAAATGAGGATGAGTTCGAATGGGCTCGTGGATTGGATGTTGATGCAGCTGAAAAGGAAATTAAAAAACCATTTACCTCTATGGAATATGATTATTCCTTTGAGGGTAACGATTTTTACACACTTTTAATTGATTCTGGCGTTAAAGATATTGATCACCTAAAAGATATTGGTCAATTTGTTTATGACGAGTTGGTTGGCGTTCATGATCGTGGACATGAGGGTGGGTATGATAGTGGTCGAGATTCATGTGATTGTGATGGCTGTTGTGATGATTATGTTTATATCGATGATAGAGATGACCAAGTTAGGGAGGCTCGTGATGAGGGTTATGAAGAAGGTAGAGATGCTGGATATGACGATGGTGAATCACAAGGTTATGAAAGAGGTAAGGAAGATGGTAAGGAAGAGTCTAAGGATGAGATTGAGGAATTAAATGGTCGAATATATGAGTTACAATCAAGAATTGAGGACCTTGAAAATGAGAGAGATAATTAAGAAAATATTAAAAGAAGCAGAAGATGATAGTCTTGATTGGACTAAGGATCTTGATGTTGATGCGGCCGAACAGGAAGTAAAAAAAGATTTCATAAGGGTTAACCGTGATTATGATTTTGGTGGTGAGATGTTATATCAAAAGTTGGTTGATGCGGGTGTTCATGATTTAGAAAAATTAAAAGATATCGGTGGGTTTATTTATCAACAAGCCGATATTACATACACTTATGCACAAGATAACTATGACTACGGTTGTGATGGTTGTTGTGATGATTATGTTTATATCGATGATCATGCAGAGGATGTAAGTAATGCCCGTGAAGAAGGTAGGGAGGAAAGACAAGAAGAAATAGATGACTTAAAAAATCAAATAGATGAATTAAATTCAACAATTGAGGAATTACATAATAAAATTACTGGTGGTGAGGAATAAAATAAAACAAATATTAAAGGAATCTGAGGATTTGGAATGGGCTCAAAGTACTGTTTCCAATCAGGAATTACCTTTTAAGATAACAGGTCCAATCAAACCACCACCACCAAGGAGAAATTTATTTGTTGTTAGAACGAGATGGATGTCTGGTGATGCTGATTCTTACAATGATGATACAGAACACTATAACGTTGATAACCCACAAGAATTTGAATGGTTTGTTGATTTATGTCGTGTCTACAGTAAGATAGAGGATGGGGGATATAGTGATTGGGATGACCTTAATAAAATATTAAATCCTATTGGGTATTATGTTCGTGGTTATTCCATGTCTAAACCTAAACCATCTGGTACAGAAGTAACAGATTTAATATTTAGAGATGTATTCTCTGACGGACAATACCCGGCTCAATTAAATGATATTAATATATTATATTACGATGCCAATGGTATTGGTCATAACGTTGAATTACAATGAAAAAATTAATTAAGCAAATATTATCTGAAATACAGGTACCACAACACTATCAACCAACAGGGAATAGTTGTGGTCCAACTTGTTTAAAGATGGTTCATGATTTTTTTGTGGGTGATAGATTTAAAATATCTGATATTTGTCGTGCTTGCGGTACTGATTGGGTTGTGGGAACACCACCTGAGAGAATGGTTAAGGGCCTTAATTATATGGGTATTAAGTACGTTGAGCACAGTAATGAAGAAGACCCATACCAATCATTAAAAGACTCCGTAGATAAAGGACATCCCTGTATTGTAAGAGCTAACATTGGTGGAACACCACATTGGGTTATTGTTGTTGATTATGATAATGATACA